TGTTCAGCTTACGCGAAGAAGATCAAGACGTTGTTAGGTGCGTGTCCGGTCGACGCTCAGGATCAGGTGTTGGCCTGGCAGTCCATCAAGAAGCTCCTTCCCGACTCTTGTCGGTGTATGGAGGCCACGATGCTGCGAGACCTTAAGTCTTCCCTTTCTCGACCCCCACGGTCACTCCCTCGAGGCTACCTCCGGTTTGTCCAGCAAGAAGTTCGCTAGATCTTCCCACCTGGATGGGACCGGGGCCTCTATGAGGACCACGTCACCTCCACCTCACCTCCCCTCTCTTCAACTACTGAGTCCTCCAGGCAGGACGGCGGATCGTTGGGATCCGGCATGGATCATTCTTCATATCTCGAGGCTTGCCTCGGTGATGTGGAGTTTGAACTAGATTGTCGGGCGAAAATGATTGTCGTTCAGTCGGCTGGTAAACCGCGCGCGCTGACCAAGTTCTCTGCAGATGCACTCTGTCTACGGCCTCTTCACAAGGCTATTTATGACAGATTGTCGAAGCAGGGATGGCTCAACCGCGGCGATGTTACTACCGATGGCTTGAAAGACTTTGGGTATGTTGAAGGGGAGGTCCTCACCTCTGGCGATTACAAGTCTGCTACCGACAACCTCAGCATTGAGGTTGCCGAGATGGCTATCGCGACTCTCCTTTCCTCTACGGTTTCTGTACCGCAGTCGGTTATGAGAGCCGCCTTAGACATAATGCGGCCCAACTTGTATAGCCTTGAAAACGATCTCGACTTCGTCCCTTCCATGGGTCAGATGATGGGTTCCTATCTCTCCTTTCCACTTTTATGTATCCAGAACAGGATGGCATTTTTGTGGGCAGGAGGGAAGGGTATGCCGTGTAAGATCAACGGCGACGACATACTTTTCCGTTCCAGTCCTGAGTTCTCTCAGCATTGGATGGACGTAGTGTCGCAGTTAGGTCTCGAAGTCGAGAGGACAAAAACGAGTGTATCGGCCGAATACGGTTCACTTAATTCGACCTTAGTAGTACGCGAAAAGGGAAAATATAAAGTGCGCCAGACTTTGCGCTTTGGCATGCTTAGGGAGTGTGGAGACATTACTTCGCTCTGCAGGACTTACGAGGATTTCCTTCGGGGGATCCACGGACCTAGCAGGTTTCGTGCCGGTTTTGAGTTTTTTAGGTGGC